TAATTGTTGCTTAAACTCCTTTAAATCGTTTTGTTTAAAATTTGGATTTTTAAAATATAAACTGGCTTTTTTGTTTTTTATCCAACCACTATGAATATCATTTGGATTTAAACCCTCAGCTTCTGCTTCCTGTTTTAATCTTCTATAATCGTTTATAATTTGTGCTTCGTCTGAGTTGAGGCGATAACGAGGATTACCTTTATCCCTCCATCTTTTTTTATGAGATTTCATTCAACAAGTTTGTCAAATATATAAAATTTTTTATTAGTTGTTCTTTTTAGCTATAGAACCAAAGTAATATCCAACAATTGAAAGCACTATTCCCTCAACAATTCCAGTTGTATGAATTAATAATTCAGAATTTGATTCTGGTACTGTGATAAAAACAATAGCAAATATTAGAAAAACAAAACTAGAAAGACCAATTATACCAGTTACATTCATCATCCAGTCATCAGAACCAGCTTTAACCATTTCAACTTCTCTTTGTCTAGCTGAGTTTCTATCTTCTACTTCTAGTTTATACATTTCAACGACTTGTCTATGTAGTTGTTCTTTATCCTCAGGACTTAAATCAGGGTCTTTAGATATAATGTTCTTTAATATTCCCATTGTACCATTAGATGGTAGAACATCTCCAATAATCTCTAAAACTTTAGGTGCTTTCTCTTTTAATAGTGTTCCTATTTTAGTGTCTTTTAATTTTTTCATCCACTACAGCTTTCACAATTTTCATCTTCAATATCGCAAGTTCTTTCAGGAACAGGAATATTCTCTAGGCTTTTTATTAATTCTTCTAAATCAGTCTGCTTGTTCTTCATTAGTTGATTCTTTTTTTGTTTTTTTTCGTTTTTGAGCTGAGGCACTTTTTGGTTTAAAATTCTTTGGCTGAAACTCTGCATACTCTACTTCTGCATCAAAGCAAGGACATTGCTTCATAAATTCCCATTCTTCGATTTTACCATCATTATTTTTGTCAGGAGATAAATCCCTGTGTCCATGAATAGATGCATTTGGAAACTTAGTTTTTAATCTCTTTATTAATTTAACTAATAACTCTTTTTGTCTTGGTGTTCTAGTATCTTCTGCTTTTCCAGTTTTAGGATTTAACCCTCCTGCATAGCAAATAGCAATTGCATTAGAATTATGTCCACGAGCTGAGGCAGGATTTCTATGTAAAGGTCTGCCTACTTCAATTTGATTTGTAATAACGAAATGATACCCAATATCTGACCAGTTACGAGGTTCAGAGGTATGCCATTTTCTTATAGTCTCAGCATTTACTATTTTTCTAGTAGCTGAGCAATGTATATGTATTTGATTAATTTTCCTCATTTCTTTTTTTATTTACTTTTTTTTTTGCAGACATTATTAATCTGTTCTGCATCTTTTCAACTTTTACTCTAAGTTGTATATTTTCTTCAATCAAAACTTCAATCTTCTTTTCAAGCTGACCAATTTTGCTCGTTAATTCACTTATTTGTTGAATATAAAAACTTTCTTCTCTCTCTTCTTTTTTAGCTCCTATATCAATTTTCTGCTTTATAATTCCCCATACTTCCTTAATACCTAAAGCACCAATTAAAGAACTAATTATCAATAATAAATTGTGGTCATCCATTTCTATATTTTTTAAATTATCCGCCATCGTCTCTTGAACCTTGTCTGTCTCCACTATCTTCACCACTAGAACAATCTTGTATTGTTACTTGAGTAGTTGCAGAAACATTGCCGACAGTATATACTACATTGTATGTTCCAACGGTACTTGCTGAAACGTCAATTACTCCTGTTGTGCTATTTATTACTAAACCCATTTATTCTTCTTCTATAGGTAAAACTGGCTCAATACCAAGCTCTTCGCATCTTTCAATATATTCATCTTTATTAGTAAACTCCTCACTACTCCATGAATCAGGCATACAATATTCTTGATTAGTTTCAACGTAAATTGTACCATTTACATCACCATTGTTAAATGTGATTAAGTAAGTTATTACACTAGGAAATTTTAAACATTGCATAATATTATTTTTTAAACTGCACCTCCATCATTAATAGACCAGCCTTTATTATTTATTAAGTTATTTTTTGCAGTTTCCGCTGCACTTCCTGCCGTATATTGCGAACCTGCCATTTTTAAATTTACTATATTTTGAACACCACTAGCATCCCAAGCCAATAAAGCTTCTTCATATCTTGAAGTTGTAAGAACTGTGTTTCCATTTAGAAATGAATTTAACTGAGAAACTCCTGTAAAATCAAAATTAGTTAAATCAATATCTAATGTGCCACAATTATAAAACATATTTCTTAATCCATTAGAATTAGTAATATTATTAATAGTCCAATTACCAGCTCCAATTATAGTTAATCCTGACCATTTACTCGTGTTATATATATCGTAAAACATATTTCTAGCTGTATAATGAAATTCTAAGCCATAAGGACTTGTCATATCAATAGTTAAAGTTCCTGATGTAGTTGTTGCTCCATCTTTTCTAAATCCTTGAGATGCGAATTGATATGGATTTATTGGTAGAATTGTATTATTTGTTGTTTTCCAACCAGTAAAATCAATTGTTAAATCTTCATTGTCAGATACATTTTTAATATAACAAGCACCAAAGAATGAACTAAATGAAGCATGTGTGGTCATTGATGAAGTATCATAAGTAAAATTCTTAAAATAACTTTCTTTATGTAAATACGCTTGTTGTGCTAGTCTTTGTCCAAACAAATTATTAGCTCCTGCTCCTTCCACATTAATATCACTAAATTGAAACAAACATCCAGACGAGGTATCTCTTCCTACATTTTGCGTAAAACCAGCGTCTACCCATGGATTTTGAGAAGCTCCATTATTGATAGTTTCATTTTGTAAAGTTAATTGAGGTAGATTATACATATTTTGAAAAGTATTTGAATACCTAGAACTAGACGTCCATAGACTTACATTATAATCAGATAAATTTATTGGTGAGTTATAAGACTCACAGTTTCCAAAAGTTGCTAGCCAGTTGTGACTAGCAAGTGGTCCATTAACATTCCAAACTGTTGGAAAGTCATTAGAGTAATTTACCATGTTTCTTAACCCCGAAAACATAGATTTATAACTTCCTATTTTAAAATGTATTCCCCAACTTAACCACTTTGTAAGTTTATAATTATGAAGACTATTCATAATTATAGAGTAATAAGCGTTGGTGTTATTGAAAGCATTTTGCCAATCAATAGTAATTGTATAGGAACTAGCACTTGAGTAAGTGTGTGTATGAGTTTTGGAGTAAGAAGCACTATAAGGCTGAGTAAAAGTAGTTCCATCTCCCCAATCAATAGTATATCCCCAAGCATAACCTGCACCTCCTGTAAAGGTTCTTCCATCAATACTAAACTGCATTGAAAGGTCGCTTGATGGAACAGTAACTTCAAACTTCATGTGTTCTTCAACAGATGAACCACCAATTAAATCAGTATCACCACTTGGAGAATTTGGATAAACAGCACCAAATCCAATAGTATTATTTGTATAGGCTTTTCCCCATTCAATATCATTATTAGTTGCTCCTTGTCCCCATCCTATTTCGTTATCTGGCATATCTTAAAATTTAAAGCACCCAACCTCCAAAATCAGCAACATCATCAGGGTACATATCCTCTTGGCTGTTACTGTAATATTCTGGAAATAAAGATTGAGCATTGTTTTGCATAAAATCTATGAATCTATTTGTGTAAAATTGTGCGGTCGTTCTCGTTCTTTCAACTAATTTATCTACGTCATTCCTACTCAAAGGAGTGCTATTTTCTGGATTCTTAGTATATACCCCACCATTAGCAATATTGATTCCTGCATAGGGTAAATATTCCACCATTGACCAGTGTAAAAGCATTGGCTTAATATAGTCATTGACTAAGTTTAAATAGTCTCCAGTTAAGCTACTTGATGTAATATCGTTTTGTATTTTGACATATAAATCAGTACCTAGATAATTTTGTATATGAATATCTTGAGCTTGATTAATAAATGGTAGAATCTTGTCATCATCAATATTACCATTTGCATTAGTGAATACTGAAATATCATGTCTGGTTACAAATAAGGCTTTACTCATTTCTTTTTCTTTTTAGTTCTTGGATTTTTATAACCATTGTTAGGCATATCTATTGGTCTTTGAGCAACTTTTTTATCGTTTTCTTCATACCTTGCTTTATCTCTTTCTCCATCTTTTATAGGTAAAGAAGTAATCATTTTTCTAGCCTGTCCTACACTTATTTTTCTATTATTTTTTCTTAGATAAATATTCCTTATCCAAGCATGTCCACAATTTGCACCACCTTTATAAAGCCAAATATTATATGTAGATTCTCCAGATGCGGCTAGTTCAGAGTTAGCACCGCTTTGTTTATCTAAATCTTCTTTTCTATATACTTTATTAGCTTTCACCATCTTTCTGCAAAACTCCCTGCTTTTTTCTCCTACTTGTGCAGGGAAATATTTATATCTTACCTTAAATAAAGAGGTGTCTTGCTCACTTTTTCTTTGCGGAGATGATTTGACTACACTAGCAAAATTGAAGTGACTGATTATATTATCCTCATCGTCTGTCGCTAACTGACTATCAATAAGCTCATATCCTTCAATTTCCTCGTCTTCTCCACAGCTTATTATATCATTGGCTATAATATTTAATTTATCGTCTGAGACGTCATGAAAACACGTTTTAGGGCTAGATAACAATTCAGATTTAGTTTCCTCATCTTTAATTCCTGTTTGTTCTTCCTCTACCTCCTCATTATCAATATCCTCTAAATCCATAAATTCAAGAGGTTCAATTGTTTTGAAATATAGATTTAAACTAATTCCATTTACTGCTAGTATTTCATCTAAAGAATCAATTAATAAATTCTGATAAGGTTGGATTACTACGTTATTAAATAACCTACTAGCGTTTTGTATCTCATCAGCATTATTTCCTAAACCATTATTGCCATCTCTTAGACCAATTAATAACGGAGAAGTAACTCTGTGAGTAAGCATAATCTTTCTACTACATTCAGCACTTAGATATTCGTAATGCTGAGGAGCATTGTCAAGTGGAATATCCTCAATAGTTGTTTTACTTTCTGCATTATTGTTAAATGCAACGATAACTTTCTCACCATAACTACCAGTGAGTTTATTCATTACATCATTTTTTATTGCTAATTGTTTTTCTCTATCTGGCACTCCGTTGTTAAAGTTTACAACCTTTGTTCCTGAAAAACCATTCTGAGTGTCATTAATTAGATAACAAGCAATTTCGTTTTCTAGTGTTGCGTAAGCAGTATTATAATCTGCAGGAGAGTAATAATAAAACCCAGTGACATATCTTTTTATAATGTATATTTCATTTTGAGCACCACTTCCAAATACAGGAAACTTTTTTAATACTGTATTTCTATCAACTTTTGTCCAGTCTGGAGCATAAAAATAATTCTTTATTTCTCCATCATTCATTTTTTCAGCACGTAATGTTTCTCTTGGAAAATGAGTTACTGATGAAATTTTATTACCTGCATAAGTAATTTGAAAACTTGCTTCACCTAATAATTTTAAATCTTGACAAACCTTTCTAAGACAATCACTTTTTATAAGGCTTTTCATTTGTGCATACTGGTCTGGCTTTTCTGCTGAATCAGTAGCCTCTAATCCTTTTCCGTATATTTGATTTACTACTCCATTTATTACCGCTTGATTAGTTGTGCTATCCATGTAAGCATTAATCAAATCTTGATAGTAGTCATTATTATCACCAATTGAAACGTAATCTTTATTACGCTCTTCGGTAATTGTTGGTCTTTCGTATTGATTTAATTGTATTAAATGTAAGTTATCCATAATATACAAATTCGTTATCTCCTGTACTCTGCTCTATGTAAACACCATTTGAAATTTCATAGTCTGAAAGTGTTTGGTCTGAGCAATACATTTTATCCTTAAAAATTATTTTATTATCCGTAATATTAGTAATCGTAATAGTATAGTAATTGTTTTCAACCAATGCTTGAGTGGTTGAATATTGGTAATAATAAGCTAATTCTGTAAAAGTAGCATCATTATCTGTATTAATAACTTTATTTTTCGCTTCTGATTTTATCACTAGCTTATAAGTCTTGCTGTCTGAGATTAACTCTCTAGGTATAAAGTTAATAATTCTTGTTCCACTTGATTTTACTACTTGCATATTTTAAATAAAAAAGGGGAGGCTAATCACTTCCTCCCCTCAATCAACTATATATTACGAAAATTACACAATTATGTTAATTGTATATTCTTTTAACTATTTGTTCCTACAGTTACAGTAACAGTAGCACCAGTTCCCGCATAAGGGTCAGAAGATGTTCCACCAGAAATAAAGTTCGGTGGTAAAGCCTCTTGAGATGTTAATGTCAAAGTGTAACCACTCATGTCTCCAAATTCAGTTCCAGTAGCAATAGTTCCACCAGTAACTTCACATCCATGATACAAACCTAACTGGAAAAAGTTTCCGTTTCTATCCTCTACACAAACATGAGGACGACCAAAAGCCATTAATTTTAATTCCTTGTGGTCCTCTTTAGTTAATTTTGGTAAGCTCAAAGTAAGAGTACTTTCATAGAAAGTAGTTCCATTTTCTCTCGAGCTGTTTACTGCAGTTTCTAAGGAATTAGTTCCTTTCAAATCATATTGTAGAGCAGTAATAGTTCCTGATAATGCAGTAATTTCATCGTCTGTTAATGTTACTGTGCCTAATTCGCCAAAATCTACGAACCAAGCTCTTACAATACCACCGATTACATCCTTGCAGTTCAGAGCTCTACCTATTGATAAATCACACGCCATTTTTTAAAGTTTAGATAAGGGAGCATTTCAGCTCCCTGTTATTAATTAATTATATAGAGTAAAGAACAATATCAGAACCAATTCCGTACTGAACTCCAGAAGTAAATCTCATCACAACTCTAACATTCTGACTTCCGTCAATGTCTGCCATATCTAGAACCTTTACTTCGTTCATGTCTGATAATAAACCAGTACCAAAGTATAAGTTAGATTTTTGAGCCGCCATTGCTTTGTTGTCAGCTAAACCATTAGCAACAAAGATTTTTACACCATCAAAAGATAGTTGTCCACCTGCATTGTACCATTGTGTTCCTTTTGCATCTGTACCATTAGAACCAACACCAGAAGCAAATCCACCGAGTGCTCTAACATAAGCTCTAGCCATGTTTTGAGGTAGGTAAATATGTAAATCTTCTTTGTTGTAAAGTGAAGAAGGAACTAAATCAACGATTTTTCCTAATTCTCCAATAATGTTAGCAGATGTAATTGAAGTTTCAGATGTAGTTACATCTAATACGTCTGAGTCTGCTGTAGCTAAAGTTACTAATCCATCAAACTCTCCTGCGTTTGCATTAACTCCCTGCCAAATGTTGTTCTCAGTTTTTTCAGCTACTAATCCAGCAACATGTCCAATAATGAAATCTGAAAATTTAGGAGGCATTTTATCAAATGCTGAATATCCCATTTGTACTGCTTCCCAATCTTCTTGGAAATCTTGCTTACAAAACTCGAGGTTCACTTGGAACTCCTCAGGTTGTAATATTCTTTCAGTAATAGTAACTTGGTCAGCAGTTCCAGAAAAGTCACATGCTGCATTTCCTATTACAGATGAGCCTGTAGCAACTTTCTTCATTACTGATTTATACTTGATATTTGGTTTTACTTCTATACCACCTTTGTCGATAGTGTTAGCACTCAAAAGTGCTGCAGAAATATATTGTCCTGCAAACTCTCCTGCATAGGTAGTAGATAGGCTATTTAAACTTTTTTCCGCCATTTTTTTATGTTTTATTTATTATTAAAAATTTTATTAAAAACCCTGTCTCTAGTAGTTTCAACTCTATTGCTAGAGATTTTAAAATTTATTTTATTATCTACTTTCGCTTCAGGATTATGTTTTACAGGTTCAGGAGCAACTGCAGAAAGTTCTTCTTTTGTTTCTTCTACTTTTTCAGTAACTTCTTCACTCATTTCGTCTTTATCTTTGTAACCCATTTTTTCAATCATTGCTTTGATTTCTTCAACTGCCTCAGCAAATTCTTGTTTAGTTACATATTCCATTTCTTCTTTTTTCTCATCCTCTTCTTCTAACTCTGTTTCAACTTCTTTAGTTTCTTCGTTAGATTCTTCTGATGCTTCTTCATCAGCCATCTCTTCTTTGATAGCTTCTTTAATACTGTCGATTAGTCCTTCTTCTGAGACTGCTAAAACTCTTCCATCTTCTAATTCATATTCACCAACTGGCAAAGCCACTTCTTCATCTTCGGTTTTTATGAATATTGATTTTCCTGCTTCAAATGATTCTGCAACTAGTACAGTTCCGTTTTCTAGCTTAATTTCAGCCATCTCAATTTTTGTTTCAGAAAGTTCTGTCTTCTCACCAACAATATTTTTTATTTTGTTTAGTATTTCGTTTGCTTTCATAATTTGAGTATATACCTATAATAACGTTCGAGAATAGCAACTGTTATATTTTTTTTTAAACTTTTTTTATAAAATGCTTGTTTATTAAATATTTATATTTATATTTACACTGTAATTTAAAAAACAAACAAAATGAAACTATATAATTTATACAACAGATTAAGACCAAAATTTAAAAACGGTTTAAAAGAACAATTCATTAAATTTCCTGACTTAGTTGATTTATGCACAGACTTTTTAATAAGTAATACTGACGTACAGGATTTAACATTAAGTCAATGGAAAACCCTTTTAATAACAACAAGTGACATAGTAAATAGACATGAACTAGATTATATGCAAATATTTTATGGAGATACACATTTTATGACACAAAAAGAAACTGAAAAATACAAGCAAGAGATAGAAGATGCAATTGAAACATCAAAAGATAGAAAGCTTATAGAAGATAAATTTAATGTTTATAACAAAAACAATTTACGTTAAATAAAAAAAATAACTAAAACAAAAAAGCCACTTCAAAAGAGTGGCTCTTTTAATTACTGCCTCTAGTAGAACCTATTCCTTGAGCTTGTAGTGAACCATCACAACACTTTCTGCTGTATCTTTTTCCATCTGGACAAAGACAACCACGTTTAGTATTTTTAGGACTTGTTCTGCTAGGTGTTACAAATTTTTTACTTTTCATATTATTTCTTTTTTGGTGATTTAGGATGTTTACTTGGTAATAAATCGTAATCAGTATTATATTTTGGATTCTGTGGTCTTCCGTTTTTAACTAGATATAAATAAGCATTAACTCTGGCAAATGCCCATTGCTTTGCACTTGTTACATTTGGAGAATGTGATGTATTGAATGCACCTAATCCTCTTTGAAAAACTGTTTTTAGCTGACCAATAGTTACTCCATAACCTAGTTTCTTTTTATATCTCTCGTTAAAATCATCTGCTTTTTTTTGTAATGTAGATTCATCTTGTTTACTTACTTTAGCACCTCTACTTGTTGAGGCATCTCCTTTTGCAGTACCTTTTCCTTTTGGATTTTTATTTGGTGTGTCTGACTTTGGTGCTTTAGGACTTTTTTTTATACCTCCCTTTGGTCCAACCTCAGCCATAGAATGCTTTTCGCAAGGCATATACCACGTTTTATTATCAAACTCATGAACGTGAAAGCCCTGACAACCTATGTTACGTGCCATTTCCAAGGCTTTCTCTTTATCGGAATATGCAAGCCTGTCGTCAATAATTGCAAAGCTGTCATCAACTGCAATTGATTTTAATTTAATTTCTCCTAGTTTTTTTAATTTGCTTTCTGACCATCTTAAACCTGCTTTACCTCCCCACAATAAATAACTAATAGTACCACACGCTTGATTGTTACCCTCATCATAATATTCCTGAGCTCTTGATAAATAAGAGTACATTCTTTTTATTGTTTGTACTGAGAGTTTTTCTTTATCTCGGAGCTGTGTTGCACGAATTTTTCCTACCTGCGTGGCACATTTATTATTAACTTTTTCATTTAAAGCAATTCCTCTTTTAGCATTATTACTTACTGCCTGAGGATAATCATTGTAAGTTTCTAATTCTATCTTTTT